CGACAGTGTTTCAATTTCAGTAGTGAAGTCTGCCCGTGCCACATTGTCCAAGTCAAAACGAATGGTATCAATGTCATGGTCAAACTTGAAGAGTTCTTCCAAAGCAAACTCAATCAGTTCAGCAATGTACAACAACGAACCGGCCTTGAACTGACCAATCAGCGTAGCAACAGAAGAAGCTGCACCATTGGTCTCTTGTCCAAGAAGCTGAATTGGAACACCAAAAATTCGGCAGATGTCAAGCGTTGATGCTTTGTAACTTTCGAGTAATTGAGAGTCCTCAGCACTTATGCTCATAGGTTGGAACTTTAATCCATTACCGAGAATTGGAACTTTGCCTTGGTTCATACCACGGGACACTTCGTCAAACTTTTCACGAAGCTCAATCATTTGTGATGGGGTCAATGTTTGTTCAGTTGAAATAATGCCAGACGGCCGGTTCATATTACCAACAAATGCAGCAGCTGATGCTTGTATGGTACTGTTAACACCAATAGCGCCATAGGCATACTGAATAGGCGAATCACCGTGTAAAATGCTCGAACGACTTGGGAGTTTGATATGCAAAACATCACGAGACGGAGCTATTTGTTGGGTGTCAAGGGTCGTAAAAAATTCGCCGAAAGCGCTGACATCATAAAACAAGTCATTGTCCGGAGTCAGAAAGGCACGTCTTGTAGCCGATGACAGTGGGATGAGTTTGACTGGCTCAAAGCGGTCATTTCGTTGTACAAAGTAGTATGAGTTACCATGTATCAACAAATTAAACACCGTCCAACTGACCCAATCAATTACGTTTTGGGCAGCGTTGGGTCGCATCAAAAGGCGATGGGCTGCACTGGTCTTTACAACACTTCGACCACCCTTTTCACCAACTCTTACATGGTCAGGGTAAGAAGCTGCTAATACACGTGCAATGGTTAGTATACAGGCCATTACGGTCCCGTTCTCACCACAACCATTTAGGTTTAATCCACGTTGCCAGCCATCTTCCATGCTGCCAAGTTTGAACATATTGCCAAGGTGACCCATACCCATGAACGGGCCACGCAACTGTCCCTCTAATGCGGGAGCGCCGCCGAACAGCGATTTCAAGCGCATGGGCAGTTCACGCAGTTTCATAGATTAAACTTCCGGGTCGGCAGGTGGGGCAGGGGCAGGTGGGTCGGCTGCAGGCGGGTCGGCTGCAGGCGGGTCTGGTTCAACCACTGTTTCTTCCGGTGGTTCTTCCGGTTCGACTGGTACGAATTCGTTTTTGTACTTCATACGGAAGCCTGGGTCCCAGCCAAGTTTGCCCTTCCAAATTTGGACAAGGCCTGCGGCGGCATCAGTTGCGGCTTTACCGGCTTTCTCAAACCGTATAAACACACCATCCCATACAGTAACGCTCTTTTCAACAGCCATGACGTACTCCTATACAAGAAAGAAAACCCCACCCGAAAGTGGGGTTTTCTTGGGGTTGATTACCAAGCAGCAGCAGTAATCGTTTGGACAGCGCCGGCACGAGCCACATGCCAGTCAATTTCCCACAGAGCACGAAGCGCCGAGGAGTTGGTCTGGAACAGGGAACGGACAGGGTGTGCAACCACCGGAGTGCCAGCGTTATCAACGATGGGCAGTGGGGCAGTGTCTTCCTCGTGGATGGTAGCCACTTCGGTACCCATGAAGCTCGGAGCATCACCAGCAAAGGCCAGTTCAGCAGCGTCAATCACGAAGACCACATCGGCCGGAACGTTGACCGAGGTAATCACAGGGTAGCCGAGCAACTGGCCATTCGAAGCTTCGGGGAACGCCAGAGTTCCGGTCGGAGTCAGGGCGAGCTTGACACCAATGAATCGGGCGGTGTTCATCACGAACACGATTCGGCGGCCGAGACTTGCATTTGCCATGGCCTGGAGTCGTGCGCGGATGTCAGCAGTGATATCAGCAGAGGTGTCACCAGCAGAAGCACCAGTGTTACCACCGGCGATGCCGTTCTGAATACCTGCCGGACGGATAGCACTTCCAGCAACGGCATCGAGGAAGGTCTTGTCGAGGGCTTCGGCAGTATCTTCGATAATCCAGTTACGAATGGCTTGCTCGATGTTCGGCGTTGAACGGGCGAACAGTTCGTTGGTAAAGGTACCAATGACGCCGAGGCTCTTGGGGGTCAGAGCGAGCGAACCGGTAACAGCTGCACCGACACGGATGGGAGCGCCTTCAGCTCGGAAGGCACCGGCGAGGTTCTTGGTCTTGTCTTTGCGAGTGCCGATGGTGATTTTCCCGAAACCGTCAAAGCTGTACCGTTGCATTGGCAAACGGGGCACGACGGATTCAGGAGCAATCAAGTCCATGAAGGCGCCGTAGGATTCGCGCACCAGTTCAGCTGCCCAGCCTGGCACGTTGGTCATGGCAGGGTTCTGAGCGGCTTTCTGCACCATGAAATCACTGACGGCTTTGACTTGCTCGAACTCACGGGTGTTGCCGTAACGTTCTTGCATGGCCTGTGCCAGCGGGATGCGCTTGAGGTAGGCTTCCATTGTGCAGACCGCATTTTTCACGATGAGGTCGGAAGCGTCTTTCACTTTGCCCGGGCCGTTGGTGTGGACGTTCGGGGCTTGGTTGTTGTGGCTCGATGCCAGGGCCAGTTCAGCTTTCTGCAAAGCGGCAATGGACTTGGTTTCGGATTCGATTTCGGCGGAGAGCGAATCAACTTGGGCGATGATGGTATCATCGGTTGGGTTGGCTTCCATCGACTTCACCAAGAGCGACAGTTGGTCTTTCTTGGCAGTGAGGGCATTTTGCGCGGCCTCAATACGCTCAGCAATTTTTGACATTACAGTTCTCCAAACTTACGTTGTATGCGAGTGGCATTCACAAGGGCGTAGATAGCACGTTTACGGGCAGTCTCAAAACGGAGCGACTGCTCCTTGACTGAGTTATCTTCGTAGTCATTATTGTCAGCTGACTTGACCACGAAAAATTGGGAAACCTCTTCCGGCGTCATGTTCAGCGATTTCGCTACCAAGACAGCGCGAGGGTTCATCGGCACGGACACGAGACTTGCTTCGAGCAACTCAGACTCAAAGAACTTAATACCTCGTGGTTGGATAGGTTCGGCCTTCATAGCGCGGAAGCCGATAGATACGGCGCGCAAGATGCCTTGCTCAATGAGCGAACGTGCGAGGTCTGCAACTCGCGAAGTACCCTTGGCTGCCAGATGCAGGTCAGCCAGTAGGACATCACCTTGGCGACGGATGTTTTTCCAAGCGCCGACAGGGAAGTCACCAGAGTTGTGATGTACAAGGGCAACAGGATTTTCCTTGAAGTTTTTCAAGGACAAACCATCGAGCACGACAATGTCGCCCACACGGTCGGGCGTTTCAGAAGTCAGAACAAAGGTCTGAGTATCTGCAATTCGGCCTGCGCTAGTTTTTTGTACCAGCTCCATGTCGTTCCCCAAGTAATACACAATCTTACAGTTTATAAATATAGAATATCATATAATTACTCACTTGTCAACCGTTTGAATGAATTATTTTATTTATTTATTTTCATTCAAACGGTTGACACGGGATAAGATTTATGATAGGGATTTTTTTAAGCCATCATAGCATTTGGGTCGAAGTTACTTGCTACTTCGCGCTCAAACGAACCCAGCGCCATGATAGAAGCCACGGCCGGGTCAATTTTGCCATAAGACTTTGCCTTGGTTAGTTTCCTGTTGCCGGCAGCATCCTTGTCCAAGACAGCATTGGCAAAGGCCCAGCGCAATACTGGGTTGCCACCATGGGTCATACGATTGTTAAGCAACAATTCTTCTACCTTTTCCACGGCAGGACTCATGTCTTTGTAGCCTTGACCATGTGGTTTCAGAAGGTTGATGTTAAAGTTTGGGTCAGCCTTTAGCAACTCGTTCTTGAGTATGTCGAAGCGCCATCTGTCGAAGTTGATTCGTTGCACATCGAACAACTTACAAAGGTCGAGTAAGTAGTGGGCCACAAACGAATACTCGATACTCGAACCAGGGGTAGTTTTCATGTAGCCTTTTGACACCCAGTCCAAATACGGAGCGCGCGATATACGTGCCAGTTCGGGTAGTGTGTCTGCAGGTAGAAACGACATACAGTGAAGCGCATAGTTGGTTCCGTCTATGTCTATACCCATGGCAATAGAAGTCAAGTCGTTACGAGACGAGAGGTCAATACCAATGTGTACCGGACGACCATAAAACTCTTCCAGTGTAAATGGCGTGTTGCACTTTGCCCAAATACTTGGGACCACAAACACAGCGTGAGAGCTGATTCGTTGGTTGAGATACAGATTGCGGAATGTCATTTCGCCTGATGGTGAGTTCTTTGCTTTTTGTGCGAAGTTTCTCATTTCGTCTAACGAGCGGAATGTACCTAGCGCTGGGTTACATTCGTACCAGACTTCTTCGTCCCAAATGGTTAGCCCACGAAGCGCCAATTCGTCGTCAGTCGGACAACTATGTTCGCATAACACAAACGATGGGTCGTCAATTTCGCCAGAGTTCACAGAGCGGCCGTAGTCAATCAATTGTGAGAGTATGGCTTCGTCATTCGGCGCTTGAGTTGAGATTACGATAAACAAGGGCTGTTTCTGAGCGCCTTGCGAAGATGCCAGAACATCATACAACTCACGATTAGTTCCCATCTGTGCAAGTTCGTCGAAAATAATAACTGACGGGTTCATACCATGCTTAGAACGAGCTTCCGATGAAATCGAGTGGTAAGTCGATGAGTTCCGTGGGCACAGTATTCGTTTGCCCGAGTCGACACAGCGCAGGTACTTTGACAGTTCAGCATCAGCGTCGATGATTGCTTTACAGGTACGGTATATGATACCAGCCTGTTCCCTATCAAAGGCAGCCGAAATAATTTGTTGGTTGTACCTTGCGAGTGGGCCTACAAGGAATGCTATCACCAATGCTGCGATGACAGTAGTCTTACCATTTTTTCGTGGTAAGGACATGACTGCTTGGCGCACAGTTCGTACGAGCTCGTTTTTCGAGTTTAACGACTGCAGTGAAAAAATTTTTTCCAAGAACTCGACTTGGAACGGTTCTAGGTGTATAGTCGAGTTTGGGTCTTCGGGTGATGGAAGCGTTTGTATGAATGCTACAACTTTTTGAGCCAACTCAGGGTTATTGTATCTCATTACTTCCCTCGCCAAACATCAACCCCGCGCGTGGGTTGGTTGATGTGTCGTTAATTAAATCGGTTAATTCGTTAGCCTTGAGCATCTTCGTTGCAAGAGCTTGTTTGGCTACCAGTGAGTTCTTCTCAGTACCTAAACGAAGACGAAGCGTGAGCACACGGCTGACTGATAACAGTCTTGTCATTCGCATCATTTCTTCCGGTTCCATCAACAAAGCGTCGGTAGCCATTAGTCGTTGTAAAGCTACAGTGGTCCAGCAGAATTCTGCCAGTGACTGTTCTTCAGTCTTTTTGAAGTGGTATTCAGGGGCATTCTGAAGTACCTTCGTCCAGACTTCACCCATGGCTGGAGTCATGTAAATAGGCGGTGGAGTATCACGAGTCATATAGGTTTCAATTTCACCCTCAACCATTGAGTTCAATTCTGCAAGTTGAGCTTCAATGTCTGTAGTCTGCCCTTTTCGCGCTTGCATGGCGTTTTCGGCAACTTTTCGGGATAGCGCGGCTCGTGACGATAAGTCTGTTGGTTTGGTCATTTTCTTACTCCTTTAATGCATATTATCATGAATCCTATTCCGTGTCAACCGTATTATTTTTTCCAAATG